TAATTACTATTTTATAATCAGGGTGGTTATCCTGTTTTTTATAGCTGTTAACCCACATTGAATATTTAACGTTGTTGATAGTAAAGTTAATTACTTCGCCTTTTTGAGTCTGCTTTTTCCAAGCACCCGTACTCCATTCTTTCTTTTCCATTTTTACTTTGTTTTAATATATAATCGTTTAAATCTTTCAACCGTACAACAAAACTCCGTTATAGGGTTTATTTCGTGTTGTCTTATTGTTTCGTACCACAGTTTGTCTTTTTTTAAATCTTTGATTTGCACTATTTGGTCTCGAGTCGTGTTTTTGTAGTAACCCATTACTTTTAAATCTTCCATTACCATAACCATTTTAAAAATGTCCATATCAATTTAAAGAATTTACGAATTAACCCATACTCATTTTGTTGAGTAGGAATGTTTATTGGCTCTTGAACTTTTACTTTTGTTGCTCGTGTTTTTGATTCAGCCCTTGCCTTAGCTTTTATTTCTGCTGGTATTTCTATATAATTCATATCAAATTGTAATTCAGGTTGTGTTTCTAATTTTTTATTTATTGTTTTTTGTCTATAATTTCTAATATGCTGTTCTTTTCTGTACGCTTCAATTATTTTAAATGTAATCGGAATTTTATCATTCCATACATAACGACCTGTGTGTCTTTTATGTATAATATTATTTTTAACTAAAAATGCCTGCCAAGTTTTCCAATTAGGCAAAGAACTTTTTAAATCCATAAGTTTATAATATTCCGTGTTATCTAATTCATTTTTAATGAAAAAAAGATTTTTCAACCATTTTTCAGTTGTTTCTTTATTTTCCCATGTTCTTCTTTTTGTATGTGTTTCAACATTCATGTCTTTTATTTTTAATTGTTGTTTATATTTAATATTTTTTTCTTTTCTATATTTTCTGAATTCTTCAACTAATTTTTCTGAAACAGGTATTTCTTTATTCCACTTACAACAATCATTTTCATCTCTATATACAACATTGTTTTGAACTAAAAATCCTAACCACCTCGTAGATACACCGTACTTAACCATTAAATAATGAGGCTCTTTAATTGAATTATTTGTTAATTCATCTCTTAATTGTACTAAAAACTGGAGATACTTCCAAGTGGTTTGTTCTTTATTTAATTTTCTTTTCATAATTCTTGAATTAAATTGTTATAATATTCACGTGCTAACTCTATTCGTTCTTTAATTTGTTCTATTACTCTTTCGTCTTTTGCTATTTTAAAGACTTTTACGCGCTTTTCTTTTGGTATGTGGTCAAAGTTATGTTTCTTTTGCACAAAGTCCCTTAAATCCAAACTTTCATCTATTAACCCTTGCTTCCAATGTTCACGCCTTACCTCGTCCTCAACTATTTGAAAAGGTGTGTTGACTAAACAATAACAAAGTAACGCTTCGTCTTTTCCTGTTAACCACATATAACCTTGAAGCTGGTAGTAATAATCTTTGTTCGGACATTCGGTTTCAAAAAACGGAAACGTTGTAGCATCCCAAGAACACTTGACATCTAAAAGAATTTCATTCGTGTTTACGTCTGGAGTTCCAGTTAAATAATCGTTTGTTAGATTCTCTTCATTCTTGTAAATAAAACCTAAATTCAGCACATCGTTAACAAGTTCAATACCTTCGTTTTCTACTTCGTTACCTTTGTCCGTGTATCTACTCCAAAACTCTTTACGGATTCCGTATTTATGTTCGATTGCAAGTTCCTGAATGTAGGTTTTAGTAGTTTTAGAAAGAACCTCCCCTTTTGTTTTGGGGAGACTCATAAGTTTTCCTATTTGTGAAGCTCTAATTTTCATAACAATAACAATGCTTTTTGTTGTAATTCAGTTAATTGAAACTTAGCTTGTAGCTCTTCGGCTGTAAATTCACCGTTACGGATAGCTTCTACTGCTTTTAAGAATCGTTCAGCTTGTATTGTAGGCTTTTTTGCTTCCGTTTTTACGGGTTTTACTTGCTCACCAGCTGCGTCAACATCTTTATCGGTTACAATACCTAAAATCGAAGATAATGCGTAACGTCTTAAATAAGTAATTGCAGATCCTAATACTTGAAAATCATTCATTCCTTTAAGTTGAACACCTTGAGGAATATCCGTTTGGCTATCTATTTGTTCACCACTTTCAGAATGAAACAATACAGTTACTATTTGTTGACCGTTAATTAGTTGGGTAAATCCTAATCCGTGTTTTTGTAACAACGGGTTAATCACTTCAAAGATTTTAGGAAGGTCGGCATACGAATATCCGTAGCCTTGCGTTCCTTTGTGAATTACTGGCACTTCTTGCTGAAATGCTGCTAAACTTTTAAATAGGTTTTTCATAATATAAATTTTAATTGTTTTACAAATATAACTATTCTTTTTAATATAACAATGAAATCAAAAAAAATTATAAAAATTTTCTAAGACCTTGCGCGCATCGTTCAATGCTGTTTGCTCGTTCCTGAAGGCTTTGTATTTGCTCTTGGATAGTTTGCTTACAATCGCTTGTGAAATAGCCGTTAGACGTAGCTATTAAAGGAATAATACCATTTGTTCGAATGTAGTTAACCATTTTACGCAATCGCGGACCATTCATTTTAGTTTTATAACCTTTCGTGTTTAGGTATTCGTTCATCCGTGTTACTATTAATTCAGATTTGATAGGGTTCGCCTTTTTGTAGTTTCGGAATCCATGAACAACGATAGGCAAAATCTCCATTTCTTCGCTTGTAAGTTCGTGTGTGAACTCTTCAAAATTAGTTACTCCCATTCTATTCTGATTTAAAGGTTCGTTATTTCGTGTTTAACTTGTTCCCAATACTCTGTTTGATGCTTAGGAATAGTTATTATAAAACTTTCAAGTATTTCATTCACTGCAATCAATGCCATCTCAACACATAAATTACCATCTCCGCTACCTGTTACTTCTATTTGCTTTTGGAATAACTTCATCCAAATATATTGTGCTTTCTCTTTTGGTGTCATTCTATTCTGATTTAAAGGTTTCATTGTAGTAATCTTCTCCATACATTGCCATACTATTTGTACAATCATAGGCTTTAATAATCTGCTGCCTCTCCATTTCTTTGGCTTGTTTAATTACTTCATAGATACATTTGCCTTCATTCTCAATTTGGTCAAATAACCATTCTACTGCTGTTTTCATTCTCCTAATATTAAAGTATGTAATTCACATCTAACGTCTAACCAATAATTCAGTTCTTCTTTGTAAAAACAATTTTCAGAAGTATATATATTTTCCTCAACTGTAATTAAAGCGTTTTCTCGTGCTAATCTTATTCTTATGCCATCACATAAATCATTTACTTGATTTAAATTTATATTTAAATGTTTATAAAATAATTCAAGTGCTTTTTCTTTAGGTTCCATTCTATTCTGATTTAAAGGTTTCGTTGTAGTATTGTTCACTTGTTTCTCTTGGAAATATATTTTCGTCTTTTATTATATCTGCACATCCTTTACAATAAGCCTCAATAATCTGCTCTTTCTCCATTTCTTTGGCTTGTTCAAATTCTTCATGTAAATCACATCTTTCAACATATAAAGCTATTGCTTTTTCTAACCATTCTACTGCTGTTTTCATAATTTAAGTTTTAAAATCCGTAACGCATTACATCTTCATACTCGGCTAAGGTCATTTGATCGTAATGGTCTTGTGCTATATCTCCATTTAGTTCGAATCGTGTTTTTCTAATTTCACGTTCTTTAGCTTCTGCGTTTTCTATGTTACGCAAAATCATTTTTAGCGTGTTTCTTAAATGATTCTCGTCCATTAAATCAATGTCGATTTTTTGACCATTCTTCATAGTCCAGTAATACTTTTTCATAATTTAAGTTTTAATTGTTGGTTCAAAAGTAATTATATTTTTTAATATAATTGCAATTCTTTTATCTTTTTTTTATAAATCTGCATTAATTCTTTTAATTCCTCTTTTGTGAACTTTCGTGTTTTTCGTGCCTCAACTTCTAATTGCTGATAATTTTCGATTCCGATTTTATGTATTAAGTTTCTTTGGTACTCAATTAGGTTACCACTTAAATACGTGTTGCAGTGTTCACACTGGAGATGAACATTCAATTCATTAAACCGAACGTTCCAATGGTTATTTGCGTTGAAAAAATGCCCCGCGTTTTCTTTCAATGGTTTCTTTTGGCAACTTATGCAAACTTGACCTTTATCTCGTAATCTGATATATTTATTAAAAATAATTTGAGTAGCTTTAATTAGTTCCTGGACTGTCTCAAGATCGTTTTTCATTTTAGCCTTCGTCTTTTTCCAGGTCTTCGCCTTTTCAGATTCTACCCAAACACGAACGCACTCAGCTTCTAAACAAAACTTTTGATTAAAGCGTACTGGCTCAAACTTATTTTTACAATGCTTACAACGTGACATCTTTAAAATTTAATTGTGATTGTAAATCCTTGACTTTGAATTTCTCCTCCATTAATAGTTTTTCAAGTCTAAAATTCTGCTGTAATGCTGTTCTTAGTTCCTTTTCCATAGCATCGTAGATAATTTTTACTTGTTGTAAGTCTGCTAAGCTCCGTTCCATTGAATGTATTAAATCATATCTATTAGAGGCACGTTCTTTTATTTCCTCAAGACTTAGTTTAATTTTTAAATAAGTAGTGTCTAAGTTTACTTTGCCAGTTATAATTGTCAGTTCGTTCATTTATTCGTGTTTTTGTAAGTTATAATAATCAAAACGGAACATCGCCTTTACTTTGTTTCATCTTTTCGCTAAACGAAAGTAATTCTTTTCCGTTAACTATATCAGGTTCAATTAAAGGTAGTTGTTTAGCTGGAAAACTATTTGACATTTTTGGTCTTACGTTTTGTAATGGGTCAACTCCATTAATTTTAAATCCTAAGCCTGAATTAAAATCAAACATAATAGGGTCATTTAATGCAGTATGCTTACCACCTGTGTCCATATCTTTTACTTTCTCTACATTTACCCACGTTACATATTTCATTGTTTCGTGTTTTACTAACCTATGAATAACAAATAAGTCATCACAGCGATTAGAAAATGCTTTACCTCCTTCGATATGGTCTTTTAATGGTGCTTTTAAATGTCCTTTATATTCGCCTTCTTGATAAATGTTACCAGTTCTACCGCTTTCGCTGTTTGGATGCGTGTTTATGTATATCGTAACTCCAAACTTATTGCAGAAATCTCGACACGAATTTAAAAAATTGTAATTACTTTGGAAATCCATTTGCCTATCTAATCCAGTAAATGGGTCAATTAATGCTACGTTGCATTCGCTTTCTTCAAATAACTTCAATAATTCATTTGGCTTGTAAAGATTTTTATTGCTTATGAATTTAAACTGCTGTTCGAGTATTGTTATTCCTGAATTTATTTGTTGATAGGTTAAATCCTTAAATCTTATTCCATAATACATCTGAAGTAAATCACGTAGTATTGTAGCCTTCTTATTTTCACCGCTCCAAATGCAAAACTTTAAATCGTGTTTAAGTGCAAGTGTTAAGAAATACCAATTAATCCAGTAAGTCTTACCAACGTTGTCATGTCCTAAAATTATGTTTAGCTGATTAGGTTTAAATCTAATATACTCATCTAAATGACAATCTATTTTTAATCCGTCTTTTATTTTGCCGTCTTTGTAGTCAAGTAAATATTGTAGGCAATCGCCTTCTTGTGTTATCATTGTTTAGGTTTTAGAAATCCGAGTTTATATGCTTTTAATTCTTCAGGTGAAATATTTTCTATTTGTTTAGGTTTTACCCAAGTTCGAATAGCTGCTTTCCAGTCTTTCATTTTGTTTTTACCTACCATCCAACCTTTTGATTCGTAAAAGTTAATAAATTTTACTCCGTCAACGTCTAAATTGTTTTGCATACAATATTCCAAAACATCGTTAAAAGTTGGTATTATAAACTTCTTTTCATTCTTTACATTATTGTTAGTGGTTGATTGCTGGTTGCTCGTTGGTTGCCCGTTTGTTATTTCGTTGGTTGATACTTGGTATTTTTCATAACTAACTATTTGAATTATAGTGCCTTGCGAACTTGTAACGCTGGTTATTTCGTTGGTTGAAATTAGCTTAGTTAATGCAGTTCTAATTTGTTGCGAACTTAATCCAGTTTCACGTGCTAATAGGTCACGACTTGTAACAATCGAACCTACTTTTAATTCAATTCCTTTGAATCTTTTTTCTTTGTGATTAGCTTTTAAAAGCAAATGAAGAAATAACCGAAAGCAGTTATTATCTGAGTACCATTCCCATTCGAGAATTTGCCTATGGAGTTTTATCCATCCTTGTTGATTGTTCATCGGTCGTGTTTTTATAAAGGAAGCCGCCACAATAACACACGACCAAATGATTATATGGCGGTTTACACTTCCTTAAATTAATAAAGTCTTTTTGCATTTCGGTCGTATGTTCTGCAAATATAATAATTATTTTTTAATATTCATAATGTTCCATAATTTTTACCATCATTCTATAATTTGTTAAAGTAAAAATAGTGTGTCGATAGTTTAAAAAATCCAATTGGTTTAATTTATCAAATGAAACATTACGCCAATGAGCAGCACATTTCTTCATCTGAATTAAATCACATTCTTTATAAAGTTGAAAATGATTATTTACAAACCATTTTATTTTACTTTCAGTTTGTCCGCATTTAATAAAAGCATCATTTACGCAGTCAATAAAAAAAGACGAACCTTCGTAAGTCTCATAAGTTTTCTTTAATTTCTCAATCATATTCCTCGTTTTTATAATAGTTATTCGATACGTTAACACGGATTCTCCATCGCTTTATTTTACGATAGTCAATCTTTTGCTTAGGGTTGTATAGCTTAAACACTTTCATAGTTTCTCAATTTCGGTTATAACTTCTTTTAAAAACTTAATTCGTGTTAATGTAAGCGTTTCTTGAATACGCTGGTGACAAGTAAATATAGCGCAGTTACGTGCTACTCTATAATCTTTTATTTCAAGTCCAATGTAAAACTTGTCTACTAAGTCTATTGCAAATTGTTTAGGTGTCATACGTTTGATTTAACTATTATTTCTTTATCACTTATTATTTTAAAGCTTCGAGTACGTTCGTATTTCTGCATGAATTGAAGATTCATTCTATTATAAACATCCTCATGGTATTCCTTACCTTTCAAAAGTAATTCTTTTAAACGCTCAAGTTGTTCTAATAAAACCGCTTCGTTTGTCCACTCAAATACTGCTGTAACTTCTTTTGCTTTCATTTTATTCTGATTTAAAGGTTTCGTTGTAGTATTTATCTGCTGTTGAGTATGGTTTATCTCTTAATATAAATGATGTGTTATAAGCATCTATTATCTGTTCTTTCTCCATTTCTTTGGCTTGTTCAAATTCACTATACAAAGTCAAATCAATACCATGATTTTGTTTAAGATTAT